CCGGTTTGTGATGTATGACAGACCGCTACCGATCGCCCATGCTCCGTTGGCAGTGACGCAGCATGTGGTGGTTGGGGGTCGCGCCGTCGATTTGATGGGACCCCTGATCCGCCACTTGCAGAGTTCACTAGCGTACACGGGGCCGAACGCCTCGGTGGCCCGGGAGGTGCAGAACGCAGTGAGGACGACGCTGCGCTCTGTTCCCGGTGCCACCATGGAGGCGGTGACGGCGATCTTACCGGTGGCGTACCGGCAGGTGCGTGGCGCGCAAGTGCGGACGGTCGGTCAGATCGACCGGGATCTCCCGCGACGCCTCGCGATGGAGGTCGTGCTATCCCGAACTGGCTACCTCACGACTTGGATGGTAGTGCCGGAGGTTGCGGTGGCCGCCGTTGCGTGCGGGCTTGCCTTTGTGGCTGCTCGGTGCAAGTGGCGCAAGACCACCGTCGCCGCAAAGGTGGTGTTGCCTGCGTATGGGCTTGTGACCGCGGCTCGGTTGCTGCGGGCTGCCATGCGCGACTTCACCTACTACCGGACACTCCTCCAAACGGAGGTAGGCTAGGGGTATGGGGCAGTTGACGAGAATGGTCAGCTGATTACGCTTGTGTGGGAAGACCCGTCGGCGTATGGGTTTACCCCCCTTGCGAGCCGCACTACGGACACCGTGTGCCTCGGCCCAGGTGACGAGACCAACGTCGACCCGAAGCATTCGTTGCAGCGGGTCGGACCCCTCACTTGTAAGTATGGTGAGGCTGGTGCTCGCTGCCATGGCTTAGTAGCGCGCATGGTGTTCGTTTGTCGTAAGTGCGACTGCAATATGCACAATGCGTTGTGTCAGCGACATCTCGCCAAGCAGCCCCTTTGCACGGCCGACTTCTCGAGCGTGCTAGGAGCGTTGGATACCATCTGGCTCCAGTTGGGGTATTCGGTTGCCCAGCATGAGGCGGTTTGTGACGCCTGGTGGGCTAAGTGGCCGGCAGCAAAGCGGAAGGTTATGGAAACCTCCGTCGCCGCTGATGGTGTGTATGCGAATAGGGTCAAGACGATGGTGAAGCGCGAGATCTTGCGGTCGATGCCGACCAAGGCTCGCGCGATTCAATACTATCCGAATGAGGCGACTAAGTGTGCCTTTGGACCCGAATTCTACATGCTTCAGAAGGCGGTTGTAGCCACTTTTACCGATTTATCCCTCCTGGGTTGTCGGGTGTGGTTCGCTTCGGGCATGAATGCGTCGCAGTTGGGGCAATGGATGGCGGATGTTTATTCCCGCTATCGGAATCCAGTGTTCTATGAGAGGGACGGGAAGAATTGGGACTCCACCATGCAGATGGCCCATCACACGCTCAAGCGGCGTGTGTACGAGTTGGCCGGCATGAGTGTAGAGTTCCTTCGGTTTGTCGACGCTGGGGCGCGTGTGTCAGGCACGTTCTCCACGCCTTGCGGCAAGCTGAAGTACCGTTCGGAGGGGACGACCAAGTCGGGTCACAATGATACGACTCTCGGTAATTCGATCATCAACGCGCTGCTGGCCGTGTGGGCCTGCCACGGTGAGGGGCTTAGTGCCTCGGTCATCGTGGCGGGCGACGACCTACTGCTGGCAGCTGAGGGTGATTTTGATGAGCATGCCTTGGCTGCGCGTGAGCGTTCAGCCGGCATTGTTCCCGAGTATCGTAAGTTGTTTTCCTGGCGGGACGTCTCCTTTATCTCGGGCATCTGGTTCCGTAGCGGGGCGCGATTTGTGTTCGTGCCTAAGCCTGGGAGGTTGCTCGCTGGGCTGTTTTGGACGACGCAAGTCGTGAGCCGCCGTAAGGTTGCCGGGTTCCGTAGGGGAATTGTCCTTGGACTGAGGCCGAGCTGCTGGATGTTGCCGGTGGTGGCTACTTTCCTCAACGTGCACGACGATGGCTATTCTGTTCCGTTTGTGCTCGCTGAGAAGCAGTACCACTTGGTGTACGGCAATTATCAAGTGGCCGACCCTGGTGAGGTCTATAGTGACTTCCTCATGAGGTACTCAACCAACGTGGAGGAGATTCAGTCCGCGGAGGGCCTGCTCCGGGAGTGCTCGGGGTTGGAGGGGTTTGTATCCCACCCGCTGATACAACGCATGGTGGCCTATGATATCGCCGACTTGGGTGAGCGTCATATTACGACACCGGTCGGCCCGGCAGCTATTGATTCCGGGCTTCACGACCCCGCCGTGTAGCAGTGCGCTCACAATTTGTGAGCCGACTACCCTAGGCCACAGCGTTGGTGTGAGTGTGAGATCCCTCTCCTCCCCATGTCGACCGCGGACGCTTCTGTGTCTCCGGGGTCACCGTACTATGCGTCCCTTCTGCGCAATCTCGAGGCGTCGGGTATGACGCCCGCCGGTCGGGACTGGCTGATAAAGGCGATGCACCCGCCCGCACCGGTGGAGCCGACCGGCGTGCCTGATGAGGTGTACGTGCCGTCCGTTCGGACGGAGTACCGCAATCAGCACGTCGTGTCGAAGCCTGCGTCGTTGGCGGCTGGGCCATGGGACTTGCTCCTGTGGCGGCGGCCGGGCGACGTTGTGCCGTGCGTGTGTGTGGCGGCCGTCGCCGGATTCGACTTCTCTTCCCCCGTGGCGGCGGGGGGTAATGCGGTCGTGTCCGTCGTGCAGATGCAGCCCGTGACTACGTACGGGCCTGTGCAAGTCCGAGTTCTGGATACCGGGTTCCCCCTGTTCGCTGGGGCGTATTTCGGGACCCCAGACTCGCGACCAATGGCGTGGAGGACTACGTATTCCTCCATGACGACGTATTTGACAGCGTCGTCACTCAACAACCAGGGCACGGTTTACGCAACGCAGACGGCGCCGCGGCCGGTTGCGGGGGGTCAGTTTGTTCAGCTGGACCCCCTGTACGGAGCACCGGTGGTGCATAACCGTGTCCTGTTTGATTTGCCATTGTCGGAGAACTTGATGCAGCTCTCCGATCCACGGGCCTACACGGGCGAGGCGAAGCACGGCACCTATCAGCCGATCCGGGCGGCGGGGCCCGGGAGGCCGTACACCCGGATCAAAGTCCAAGGTGATCAGTCGGGTTATTTGACTGTCACGGACCCGGCGACTGCCATCGCCTCACCCGGGTGGTTTGGTAGCGCTGTGGCGAACGCCCCCATCATGGAGCACGGGATTCCCGTGTGTGTTCGGGGGAGTTCGTTCGGCGAGATCCAGTCTCCCGGGTGGACCGACGCGAATGGGCCCTTCGACTCTGGGTACGACTCCATGTGCAATGCACTGGTCATTTACCGCGGGTTGGATGCGGCGGCGAGCGTGACCGTGAAGCTGTACACCGGGTATGAGTACGTTCCAGCAGCGGACTCCCCGAGTGTGCAGTTTGTGCGGGCGCCCGCCGCCCCCGACTACCGCGCGATGGAGGCGTATTTTCGCCTCTGTCATGAGATGCCGCAGTGCTATCCGGGGTCGTACAATTCGTTGGGGTCCATTCTCGGGGCAATCGCTGGGGTCGCGCAGCGTGCCTGGCCCGTCATTAAGCGCGTCGTGCCGGCGGCCATTTCCGCGGGGTATAAGGCGTATTCAGCACCGGCGCCGGCGGCGGCGCCGGCTGCTGCGCCCCCCCGGATTGAGGGCCCCAGCAAGGCGGCTAAGCGGCGGGACAGGAAGGTGCGAGTGACCACTCGAGACCGAGCGTCTTCACGGGGATCGCGCGCCTCGACGAGGCGCGGGCGCACCCCGTCGCGGCGGCGTTGATTGGGCGCACCCGGTATTGGCGGGGGGGGGTTGCTACTCCCTCCCGCTCCACTGAGCATAACAGTGGTAAATCCAAAATGCTTTCCCCCCCTATTCTTGGGGGTAGGCCCACGGCATTTCACCTAGCCGTGGGCCGACGGCGTGGCGCCGCCCGGCAGCTATTGATTCCGGGGAAAAGCTCCACCTAGCATGATGGTGGTTAAATATTCAATGCCCCCCCCGCCATCTCGGCGGGGTCTCTTGGCCCCTCAATTGAGGCCGGATCTTTCCGGTATGGGCCAACAGTCTCAGTGCTGACAATCACTGAGATCACCACACCAGTTGTGCCGGGTTGGAACCCTGGCCTGGTGTGGGTGGTTGGCGGAGCCGTTACTGAGTCCTCGCACGCGGCTGCGGCACTGGCGACATAAATGGTACCCAGCGCAACGCAGTCGTCTCGCATGACTCAGAGCCGCCGGGGGACGCGCGCTTACCCGCGTCCCCGCCATTAGGGTATTAATCCCTAGGTAAGAAGTAGGCAGTTGGCCATTGACTGTGGGCGCCCGCCCACAGCCAAGGCCATCCGGCGAAGCCCTTACGCCGGCCCTCGGGTAACACCGAGGGTACTGTCCCACCGCCCCCC